GTGAATATCAACGTTCTGTAAAGGATGATGATGTTAAACGCTTTAGTATTGGACTTAGAGATATAGATGAAGCTATATTTTACTACTTTAATAATGTAATCAAACCTTCTGTAGTACAAAACGGTACTAGAAAGAATGTTCCCGTACTGTATGGCTCACCAGAACGTTGGGCTGCAGTACAAAAAGACGGATTCTACAGAGATAGAAACGGTAAAATACAAGTTCCTCTTATTATGATTAAGAGAGACAGTGTAGAGAAGAATAGAAACCTTGGAAACAAGATGGACGCTAATAATCCTACACAATTTGGAGTATTTGAAAAGAAATATTCTAATAAAAATAGATATGATAGATTTTCAGTACTTAATACTAGGTCTATTACAAAAGAATACCAAGGAGTAATCATACCTGATTACGTTAATATAGCATATAGCTGTACAATCTTTACAGAGTATGTAGAACAAATGAATAAATTAATAGAAGGTATTAACTTTGCTTCAGATGCTTATTGGGGAGATCCTGAAAAGTTTAATTTTAGAGCAATGATTGATACTTATACTACAACTACTGAACTTTCACAAGGTCAGGATAGAAGTGTTAAGACTAATTTTACTATTAATTTATTAGGACATGTTATTCCTGATGGTATTAACACATTACCGCAAGGTAATATGAAATATATGAATAAATCAGCAGTTTTATTTGGAGTAGAAACTGTAAGTAATATAGAAGACCTATTATAATGGCAAGAAGATATTCAAACCCCAGAATTACATCAAGAACTATCAGGTTTTATGACCAGGCTAGTTCAAAACTTAATACAATTAATATAGAAGAATCGATGACAGCAGAACAAAAACTCTACTTAGGGTTAAATAGACACTATTCAAGTAATAATAAAACAGTTGTAGTTGATGAAGTAGCTAAGACAGTACTATGGCAAAATCTTACAATGGCCACACCACCAGCAGGATTTCCCAACCTAACTAAGACAGATTTTACACTATTTATTAATGGAGTCATAGTTGAAACAGATGCTATTGACTCTATTGTACAAAGTGGCAGTGATGTCTTGGTTTCGTTTAACGCAGGTCTGAACTATATTATAGAGCAGTCCGACGAGTATATGATAACCGGGAAATTAGACTAGGTAAATGGCTTTAGTACAGTGGAAACAGATTAGTCCCCAACTGGGAGACTACGGACAACTCACAGGATCTTTAGAGATAACAGGTTCGTTCATTCTAAATGGACAAGAACTTGACTTATCCGGTGGAGTTATTTCCTCTAATCAAACTTTAAGCTTAAATGGTTATGAATTATCTATTTCTAACGGTAATACTGTTACTCTACCTCAAGGAGGTGGTTCTGCCGACACTGGAAGTCTAATTACCTCTGCTTCAGCAGCAGGAAATATAATTACGTTTACCTACGGAGATGGATCAACCCAATCTATAACAATAGATACAGGTTCTGCAGGGAGTACAACAGATATTACTTCTTTAAATGCATTTACTTCTTCTTATTATACAGATTCAGCATCTTTTCAAGCTAGAATCAACACTTTAGAAGCAGCTACAGATAATACTGGTTCTGATTCTCAGACTTTATCAATTGCTGGTGATCAACTTACTATTAGTGGCGGTAATACAGTTACTATTCCAACTTCTAACGGTGTAGCAACAGATATAAGTGCATTAAACACATTTACTGCTTCTTACTACACTGACTCTGCATCAATAGATCAGAGATTTTTAAATATTACAAGTTCTACTGTAGATACAAGCGGATTATTAACAACTGCTTCTTATCAAATTGATTCTGCATCATTTAATGAGAGAATACTTAACATTACTTCCTCAGGAGGGCAGACAACAGATATAACCGCTCTTAATAGCTTTACCTCATCTTACTATATTGATTCAGCTTCGGTAGATAGTAGATTAGATTCTCTAGAAGTAACAGGTTCAATTATTGCTCCATTTGCATTTGCTAGAGTAGATACAACTTCTAATAACTCAGGTATAGGTATTAGCTGGGCAAATTGGAACTTCCTAAATGGAACACTTGATTTTACATTCTCATCACCTCAATCTGACACTAACTATATTGTTGTAACTGATGGTGAACTTAATGATGATGGTCGTTTAGTTTCAATACAAAATAAAACAGTTAATGGGTTCCAAGCTTCATTCTACACTACTTCTGGAGTAACAACACCTTCTGGGGTAAATCCATTCTCTATTATAGTTTATGGTTCTAATCCAACCCAATCTGTAAGAGTTAATGTATCAGGAAGTTCTAACGTTGATCTTACAGCACTAAATAGCTTTACCTCTTCGTATTATATAGACTCAGCTTCTTTTAATACAAGAATATTAAATATAACATCTAGTGGAGGCTCGGCAAATGTAACTTTTGATGGAAATAGAGTTGTATCTAACACTCTACTAGGAGATTTATACACTGATGGATTTAATGCCGGTACAACAGGGAGTATACAAGACTTTTTAACAGCTGTTTTCTTCCCAACAGAAGCTCCTACAGCTACATTTACAAACCAAACATCTAGCTTTAATACTAACCTAGCAACAAACGGAACTAATTTAGTTTCTGTAGCATTAACTGATACAGTTGATAACTCTCCTTATAGTTTAGTGCTAAGTGGTACTAATGGTTCATCTTTGACTGCAGTAGCAACTAACGCAGCATCTTCCTCTTGGGAGATTCAAGCAAATGGTAACTTAGCTGCAGGTACTTACACCTATGATGTTACTGTTGGTGATTCTACTAACGCAACAAGAACTTATTCCAGCAGAACACTTACAATAGCACAGGCTAGTAGCGGAACTTTATCTACTACTGGTAACTTTTATATTATTGAATCTGCAACTACAGGACCTATCTACTTAAATTCAAATGGTAGATCAGGAGCCCAAGGAGGAGTAACAGTAAGTTATTCTCCTAACTATGGATCTCAAGTAGCTACTAACTTTAGTTCTACTAATCCATTTATTTCTATTAACAGTACTACAGGTTTATTATCTGTAGGTACAGCAATTAGTGGTAGCGGCAATATAGAAGGAACAATTTTAAATTCTGATATTTCTTGGACAGACCAGTATAGTAATACTTCTACTGCTCCAATAAATGTACAGGTGGTAAGAAATAATGCTCCAAGCATTTCATTCTCTAACTCAGGGTTAAGAAATACTAACCAGGCAATATCAGGTTCATCATTAGGTACTGTTACCTTTAGTGATCCAGAAGGAGACGCAATAAATTACTCTTCTTTTACTTTTGAAGTACTCTCAGGTAATCCAGCAGATTTAGTAGCAGTTAGAGTAGGTAGTGGATTTGAAATCAGAGCAACACAGCTATTAAGTGCTAATAGTTATTCTGTAAGATTCACAATAAAAGATACTCATGGATTCAACACCGAGAGTAGTACTTCTACTATAACTATTACACTTGCCGATGATGGATCATTAACCGGAGATTCTAACATTTATATTGTAGAGTCAGCAACAACAGGAGATGTATTTCAAGACGCAACAGGATTTGGAAATGGTAACCCAGCTCAAATTGGAGTAAGCTATTCTCCTAATTATGGTTCTCAAGTTGCTACTTTATCATCATCTAACCCTGCAATACTAGTAGATGGACTGGGTAATCTAACATTAGGAGTAGATTTAAGTGGTTCATTAACTCAAAGCGGTGCTACTTTTGATAGTAATATCTCTTGGGTTGACCAGTACGGTAATTCTGACTCAGCTACAGTAACAGCTTATGTATTTAGTAATAATGCTCCATCAGCTACTGTTACCGACTCTGAACTTAACTCAGACCAAGCAGTAAGTGGATCAACAGTTGGGACTTTAACTATAACAGATACAGAATTAAACTCTCCATATTCAGTTACTCTAGGAGGAGTTTCTGGAAGTTTATTTAATGCAGTCGCTCTAAATGCAGAAAGATCATCTTGGTCTATTCAACCATTCTCAGTACTAGCAGCAGGAAGTTATCCTGTTAATTTTACAA